GCCGGAGGCTTCCGACACTGGCTGGCAGGTATTGTTGACGCGCAGCCGCTTAGTGCCAGCAACAACATCACGCTGCAGCTCATCAATAGTATGTCTGGCATCTGCCAACTCCTGGGTGTATTTAGCGTCCAGTGCAGCGACGTCGCGCTGCCTTGTCTGCATGTCGGTGAGCGTCGCACTGGCTTGAGTCAGCTTTGAATTAGCTGTATCACGCTGCTCTTTGTACGCAATAGCGTTTGAGCGGTAGTGATTGACGGCCCAACCGAGACTAAACAGGATTGCAACCACAGCCACGCAGGTGATTAGTATTGCTCGGCTCATATTCAACCTGCCAGGCCGAGAGCGCGAACGAACACATCAAAGCCGTAAGGCTGCTGGCCGTTCTCATGCTTAATGATGGCTTCCAGTAACGGGAGCATGATTCGGCTGTCGCCCACGTCAATCTTATGGTCAGGCGAAACACCCACCGCCTGAGCAACGCTGTTGATATAAGCCTGGGTATTGTTCTCGTTCGGCGGTGCCCAGCGGTTGATAATCCCGGAAACCGTGTTGAGGCCATGCTTACGCTGATAGTTACGCAGGATAATCACCATTGCGCGGATGCCATATTCCGGTGAAGTGAACTGGCAGAATGATTTATCTGTGCGCTGCGCCGTCGGCACCAGACCTTTCCATTCATCACCCCGGCCAATGTTACCCGGGTTATTGTTGCGGATCCCGCGAGGGCTACTTTGCTGCATTATCACCTCCGAAACGGGTGTTAATCACGTTCAGCACGAACTTTCTGAACTGCTCCACACCAATAAAACCAATGCCACCGCCGATAGCGACAGAAACAGATTTAGGCCATTTCATATATTCCAGACCCGAGGCCACCGTCAGAGTCAGTGCGCCGCAAAGTAACCCTTCAAGGAGCATTTTTTTCCAGCCACCGCCGGTATAAGCAATTCGAAGGACGGCCATAATGAACGCCATCAGCACGGCACCAAAAGGCGTTTCTCCGCGCCACCAGCTCTGGAGCAATTCCAGCCAGTCAGGCCAGTGAGTGGGATTGTTGGGCATTTTCATAATCTCTCACCTCGCTAAGCGGGTGCTGTGTGAAGGAAATAAAAAACCCCTGCGGTTAGCCAGGGCCAGAAAAGGTTGTTGTATCCATTAAAACCGTGGGTACTTCGTGATAAGAACGGAAGAGGTGGGATGCAGATGTCTGAGTACCCGCGCTGCTGACTCCCTGATGCACAAAAGGCCCACCGAAGTGGGCCTTTGAATTACGTTGCGCTGTATTGTCGCAGTGCCGGGTGCCTCCCGGTGAGTCCTGGGCTGGTCAGACCGGACTCGCACAAAACTTTCGAACACTCGAGGGTAACCATTTCGCCCCGCCGCTCAGGGGGATTCACTGCGACAAAACAACCATACACTTCATAGCGGAATAGCCACAATACCGGGAGGATAAATTTGTGTTCAACATCAAGAAAAAAAGCCCGCCAGAGTCCTGCGGGCGGGCATAAGTTGCTAAATTTCGACAGGAAAGTACAGCCCTGACGCGCAATCGTACAGGGCAATTTAGATTATGGATGCAGTTCCGGAATTTACCATACAGTACGTAAAATATTACTGGACCGAAAGCACATTCGGCTGAGCACTGGACAATGCGGTCGACAGGGCTGATAGTGCGATATCAGTTAACTATCCAGTGCTCATGCGAATGCGCCCTCCCGGTTACTAAAGATTTATCGTCCCCGGCAAAAAATGGAAGGTCTGCACGGAATTGCATCAATATACTATCGAACATCCTGACCCCGGTCAGGAATGAAAGAATAAGTATCAAAGCAATCATCCAGTTGCGCAAGTACTCACCTCAATCACCTGCTTCTTTCGTAGTAATCCATGCCACGAAAAGCCATCATCTCTGAATAAAGATAATAATATATTATGCAACCACCAATCAGACATCCACCAAGCACCACAGCCATCAACATTCTTTTCAGGTTCATTACTACGACTACGCTCACACTTTTTCTATAAAAATACAGCGTAGGCAGTTTTGTATAAACGATACATCAACCTTGTTGATGAATATTAAGTCGCCAGTGTAAACATTGAGTTGAGCACTGGATGGTTAGCTACGGGGTTGCTACAAAGATATCAATACCCCCCGGTGCTCATGTTAATAGCTTTCCGGTCACTCCGGGTCATCCCTTCTTCGCAGACCGGAAAGCTTTTACCGGGGCGAGATGTAAACTGAAATAAAAAAGGCCCCGGCATCTGATGAGGGGCCTTCCTTTGCCGCTGGTTACCCACAGCTGATACTTTCACTGACCACAGCAGACAAAGGAGCCTTTATATATCTCAGGCACAAGCATGCGTCAATAGATTATCAAATGGTTAAGCACATTTAATCAGCAAGCCAGTAAATCTGGTCCGCCACCGACGCCCTGAACTACAACATCCTGGTTGTCGCTCTTCCTGATGAACTAGTGGCGGATGGTACACCGTACTGGATTCGAACCAGTGGCCTATTGCTTAGAAGGCAATTGCTCTATCCAACTGAGCTAAGGGCCGAAACGGAATGATACACAAATGAAATTAACCATTCAATCTAAACGGTTTTTATGGTTGTCGGCATCCCCGCCTGATATTATTGATTACCAAAGGTAATTATCAATAAAGGGGATTATCTGGCATGGCAAGGCATAGTTTTTTCACAGTGGACAGGCATAGAGCATTCTTTGAGGGAATGAAAATTGAATTAACTTACCCTTATTACCCAATTGTTACGCTGCAATCACATGCTCGTTCCAGACTGTCTGGTGGAGTATCCCGGCATGCTAACAACTATTTCTTCAACTATAACATTAACCTGACAGGCTCTGAAGAACGATTCGATGCAATGATAGAAATGTTACTGGAAGAACGTAGAAAATCCAACTTTCGTGAAAAACCATCACGCTTTCAGGCTCTGTTCGCGTGTGAATCCATAAACGAGGCGGTCAGGTTCAGAGATTATTCCAGACTACCGCCTGGCACCCCTATTTTCGAGGTCAACTCAACGCCCCACTACCACAGGGGCGACATGAACTTGTTGAACATGAATTGCACGCCAGTTGAATTATCTCACAGACTGGATCTTTACTGGCAGGGTGAAACAAAACCGATTAGTAAAGGTTACCAGCCCTTGTGGGAGGTGCTCATTCCGCTCCCCGTCACAATTGGAGAAAAGGCTAATACTTAGAAAATAAAGCCTTCAACCCCACAATCATTTATGTAACCGAACCGACTCCTGGTCGGATACCACAGAAAAATACAAAACCCCACCATTACTGGCAGGGGTTCGATTGTTAAGCTGTGTGTCGAAGTGACCACTCTTACCAGAATAAGAGTGGTTTTGTTATAACACAACTGTTTTTTATCAACTTACCTGTCGGCGCTCCATCCTTTCTATCGCCAGTCGCTCAAACCGCGCCAGCGTCTGTATGCCAGGCTCCAGGTCAATACGGCCAGCCTCCTGCTGCAACTGAGCCAGTACGCACGCACAGTCTTCACCATTACGAACAATACGGCGCAGCGCTTCTTTTTCTATGCGCACAAGCATGTCATTGGTAGCACTGGTGACCTGAATCAGACGGCGGCATTCTTCGGCTACCGCAGGTAAATCGCTCACAGTAAACTGAGCCGGGGAAGCAACGCCAGTTGCCTTACGCAGGGCATACCATACGCCGCGGCTCCATGTTGTTTGTCGATGAAACTGCATGCTCAGGAGACTCACCAGGTGATTGAGGTTGTGCATGTCGTTCGGGGTCAGCGGTTCGGATATGGTACGAGCCGGTTCGCATACAGGATGTTCGTAGCGGCCAGTTTTGCGGAGGGTGGGCAGAACTTCATTGAATACCCAGTCCTGGAATTGTCGGGCTTCGGGTTTGTTGCTGCGGAAAATGACTCGGTAGAGATTGGGTTCGTTGATGAATGATAACTGTCTATTTTGACCTCCAGACCTGAGGTAGATCTTTTCTACCCCGGCCTTATCTAGCTGTTTAGACAGCAAATCACTAGAGTTTTTTATATCGAGAATTTCACAAACATCTTTAATGCAAAACCACGGCTCACCGCCGATTATATGGATACGTACGTCATGGGATTCTTGAAATGAAAAAACTGCAGGCTGAGTAGTCATATGACATCCTCCGGGTGGTATCGTTGAATAATCACCACCATCGAGGCTAATCGAGAGGTGGTGAACTGTGCAGGGTTAGCCTTACCGGGATACCACCGGCGCGGATTGCTCCGCCCCCGCACAGCCCACCATAATTTGGGTGTAGCTATGCGTGCGACAAAAAAACACGCTCGCGGCGTGTTGTGTCGCGGTATCTATCCAGGAGGCTAATCCCGACCACCAGCAATGTGGTAGTACGTCGACTATAGCCCCGGATATCCGTTGAGGTCAACCCTCAGTATTTGAACCTGTCCACCACCAGCCAGATAAGCCCTGCAAAAACGACGAGAGGCAGCAGACCCAAAATCAGTTCAATCCAGTACATTTTTCTCTCCATTGAATTTAATTACTGATGGCTCCAGTCCATTTCGAGGGTGACGCTCAGCGCTGCCAGACAACCCTCAATGAAACCCTCCGCTTTTTGCAACCGGATAACCACCTGATTGAGCGATATCCCCAGCTTGCTGCCTATACCACGCAACGTCATTCTGTTCACGTAGTACCACTCCAGCAGCATACATAGGTAAGCATCTTTCTTTTTCAGCACGCTCATCGCAGAGCTGATAACCAGACCATCATCGTCGCAGCAGGCAGCGCGGGATTTACGGGAGCCAGGAATCAGGCCGCTGAACCCTGCGGCAACCGGGGCATAATAGATATTCCCGCCCTCACTTGCCGCCCACGCTCCCCAGCGCTCCAGCACCAGTTGAATATCACGCATTGTCTCTATCCCCCGCTCCGATGGCAATTACCAGCCCCTGTGGGCTAAAGTGCTTCAGGGGTGCTTCGAGTTTCATATTTACCCCTTATGCTCTCGCATACCGGCGTGATTGTTCTTTTGGCTGCGGAGCGGATAGCATCCTGGCCTGATCCTGATCGACTGGCAAAAAATGCCCGTTATAAAATCGGCGGTAGATGGTTCCCGGCTCACCGTTACGCTGTTTCGTTACATTGATTTCAGCAATGCCACGCGCCGGTGACTCTGGGTTATACACCTCGTCCCGATACAGCATGAGAATGATGTCCGCATCAGCTTCGATTTCGCCAGAGTTTTTCATGTCTGAGTTCATGGGGCGTTTATTTGGTCTGGATTCCACACCACGCGATAGCTGGCTGAGCGCAATCACAGGGGTTTTGTTGGCCTTAGCCAGCCCTTTAAGCCCTTTAGATATTTCACCCACAGCAAGGTCATGGCGGTTAGCACTGTTGATTTTGATAAGCCCCAGATAATCGACCACCACCAGCGCTATCTCCGGGTGCGCCAGTTGATACCGGGTTGCCGTCTGGCAAATCTGCTCAATGGTGAGGTTCGTGGCATCCACAATCCAGATATCACGGTTAGCCAGCCGTTCCATACCGCCGAAGAGACGCCCCCATTCCTCATCGTTGAAGCGCTCAGGTGCTTTCAGTTTTGATACTGGCATTCCGCCCGCCGCGGATACCATGCGTTCGGCGATCTGGATGCTCGCCATCTCCATGCTGAAAAGCAGAACACCATGCCCCTGCCCTGTTACCTTTTCAACAATATCCAGCGCCAGCTCGGTTTTACCCATTGATGGCCGGGCAGCAATAAACACCAGGTCAGTGAGATCAATGCCGCCGGTCTTTTCGTCCAGCTCATCGATCCCCGTCAGCAGACTACGTCCGGTTTCTTTCCCCTGATTGCCCGCTTCGATTTTGTTGGTGATATCTTCCAGCAGATCGGACATGTGCACGGCCTGAACCGCCCGGCTTCCGGCGTCGATGTTCGCCATTGTCGCTTTAGCAGCGTCAAGAGCAGCCATTGCGGCCTCGCCATTGTTCGCATTACGAATCCCCTCCAGCGCGGCGCTGAGCGTTGCTTCTGCATCACGTACAGCGGCATTTCGCTCAAGGGCTGACACGTAGAAAACCAGCGCCGATTTAGCCCACGCAATCCGGCCAGCCCCCAGAATCGTCGGTTCATGCTCTGGCATCGCCTCGCACAAAATAACCGGGTCAATAACGCCACTGCTTCTGGCCTGTCGGCAGATGCCGGCGTAAATCTCCCTGTACTGCCGGACAGAAAATGCGCTATCCGGCAGGCGAGAAATAATTTCCAGCACCTCAGGATCGGCACCGCGCAAAAACATCGCGCCAATTACCGCCCCTTCGAGTTCTTCGTTGCGCCAGACATCACTCATTCGGCCTTACTCCCTGTCTTGCTGCGATAGCTCTCCCAGTTGAACGCCAGGCGGTTACGCCCACCATTGGTAATGCGATCCAACGCTCGTTCACCTATCGCGTCACTCAGCTGGGCGAATGTCAGGTTGCTGATGAGGATTGTCGGCAGCACGCTTTCGTATCGGGCGTTAATGATTTCCTGCAGGATCACCGCCTCTGACTGGCTACCAAACTGAACCCCAACCTCGTCGATAATCAGCAGGTCGAGCGAAGCGTAATGCCCTATCACCTCTTCCCCGGTATGGCTGGAGTCGCTGCGCCAGGTGCTTTTTACGGCGCGGGTAAGGCGCATAACATCAGTGATTTCGACCCGGGCCAGATGGTTACGGATAATCGTTTTTGCCATCGACACCGCAAGATGATTTTTCCCGGTGCCGCAGCTCCCTGTCATCACCAGACCTGTGCCGGCCGCGAAAACACTCGGCCAGTTTTCGGCGTAGCGCTGGCAGGCAGACAGGTTTTTAGCGGCATCCGGGTTTACTGGCTGGTAGTTTTCGAATTCGCTGCTGTCAAAGCGACGGGAGATACCTGCGTCGTTAAGCAGCCCCACCACCTGCAGACTACGCAAGCTGGATTCAGTTTCTGCCAGTTCTTGGCGGATACATTCCGGGCAGCCTGAGCGTTTAGCGCTCGGTATGCCGCGAAACTCAGGGCCGGTCAAAAGACGTCGCGAGTATTTGCCATGTGTATCGCAGCTGGCGGCCTCTCCGCTCTCCTGCCAGCGCACGTAATGGAATGGCTTCACGCCATCCGCAGCGAATGCCAGTTCCTCTGTGAGCTGCTCCTGACGGGATTTAAGCTCGTTTTTTTTAACCATCTGGTTCAAATTCAACATCGTCACTCTCCCGCTTACCAGTCGCAGCTCGACTGGCCATAGTCCTGATTACTGAAGCCTGCCAGCGGCAAACCACCTCGTCGGCCGCCCGGCTGGCTGGTGGGCACTTGCCAGGATTCCTCGAAATGGCGATCTGACCCGAAGAACGTGGCGGCCTGTTTGACGTATTGGGAACCAGCATTACCCGTAGCCTGTACGAATGCCGCATAGCGCTTAACGCCATCCAGCATGGCCTCAGGTTTAACCCCCTCTTTCAGCCGGGCCTTCCAGTGTTTCCAGGCTCCAGCTTTCGGGTTACCGCCTGCGCGTTTTGGGTATGCCAGCCAGGCTGCTTCGAATTCAGGTGAATATTCATCCCTGGAGGAGCGCTTTTGTGCAGGAGCGTCAGCGGATGCACAGAGTGTTTTATTCTCTGTAGTAATCTCTGTGTTAGTCTCTGTAGTAATCTCTGGTAATGGTTGGGTCATATTGACCTGTTGCATTGGGTCATCCTGACCTTGTGCATTGGAGCAAACTGCACCATTGCATTTGGTCATATTGCACTGTTCCATTTGGTCAAATTGACCAAATGCATCGTTCACTGGATTTGCTGTGCTTTCGATAGCTTCCAGTGCTGCATAATTGATGCTGTACCATTTGCTACGGTCGCGTGGATCACGGTTGTAATTTCCACTGACCACCATTCTCTGCTGTTCAAGGCTCACTAGCGCACGTTTGATAGTTGCTTCGCTCCAGAACGGGAACTGTTTCTGCCAGCTGGCAACGCTGTTATAGACCCACCTACGCCCCTCGTACTGATGTTGTGAGGAAGCCATCCAGTAATGGATTTGCTGGAGCACTACCGCCTCGTTAAGCCCTATAGCACAGGCAAGCGAAGGCAGCACCTGAAGAGGGTTTTCGTTAATGAGCAATCTGCTCATAGCAAGCTCCCCTTACGTTCCGTGAGATAGCCCGGCACTTTGGGATCTCGCCGCTGTTTCCAGTCCTGAATGGCCCGCTCTTTGACGTCAGGGAACTGGTTTGCATTACAGCCAGTGCAGGCAACGTAATACGATTCCTTTTCCCCGCCAAAATCAGTAACACGCACCAGCTGCACTGCCTGAGTGCCACAAGACGGGCACGGCTTGAGAGGGAATTCGCTATTAACGATCGAGACGTTTCCCATCATTTTTTCTCCTGCAGAAGATTCATCAGGTCGGTGTCGTGGGTAAATTGACCATCCCATGTTTTCTTCATCGGAAGCTCACCGTTCAGGTAATGGCGATATAGCCAGGCTGCACCCTTCTGTTTCAATATTGGCTTGAAGGTGTCACGCATCTCGCCATTCTCCTGCTCTACGCGGCCAGGGCGTTCGGTAATATATTGACCTCGGGCGTAATGCTTAACACGCCAGCGAGGGTGCTTAGCTTTTGGCTGGTCATCAAAAAGCCAGTTACGCTCTTCCAGGAATGCGTTAACCGAGCGTGTATTGACACCATTAAGCTGTTTGCAGAACTGAACTGGGGTAATGCCTTCGGCAAGATGATTTTCCAGTTTGTTGATGTAGCGGGCCTGACGATCGGCATAGCCGACAGCAAGACGCTCAGCCTTTTTGGCTTCAACCCATGCTTCAGCGGCGGCTATAGGATCTTCGAAATCGGGTAAGCCGCTGTTTGCAGGCGCCAGCTTACCTGTCCGGAAATCGATAAAAGCCTGGTTGACCTGCAGACGGAACGCCGGGGAAACCCAGCCCGCATATTCAACGGCCAGCAGTTCGTGAGCGAAAGTGCCACCGTTACGACCTTCAACTGTAACTACCGGGATCCCGGTAGTTTGCATTTCGAGCTCCGCAATCAGCCACTTAGTGCTATCGAGGGCCAGCCAGTAACTCGGGCCGTTCTTTTTCTCTGCCCCGCTGGCCCGATGAAGGCAGTTCAGGTTAAAGCGCCCTTCCGTGTCAGTGGTAATCGCTATACCCGCAATGACGGGCTGATTTTCCGCTTTGACGCTTGAAACGCTCTGGTGTTTATTGGTATTGTTTTCCATGAGTTCACTCCGTCGGGTGAATTTGAAATGATGTTACGTAACGAAGTCAGAACAGGCCCGGTTGAGCGTTCCCTCTTCCGGGCTTTTTCTTGCCTGACTTTCTCTCCGCAACTGTCACCTGCCCTTTAGCCCACTGACGGGCGTGGAACAAACAATCTTCATACGCTCTGCCTTTGCGGCTCGCCTGAGACATACGATGATAATGATCCAGTCCCACGCATGCCCCATCCTGAGCCACCTGTAATGGAAAACCTTCATCCACCAGCGCATGGGTAATGTGCTTTTTGATAAATTCTTCCGGTGGCATGGCACACCTCTGTGCAATTTTTTTGATTGCAGAGATTGGGGTGGGAATAGGGAATCTCCGCGTCTAAATGACACAAAATCGCCACTTCCTCGGGGACGCCGCGTTTTTCCCATTTTCCAACCGCTTGTCCGCTTCTTGGTTTACCCTTTCTAGGGAAGTTGCGACCAATAGCGGCATTCGAGCCATAGGTAGCCCTCAAGATTTTGTATAGTTCCATCAGATCCTCAATGAAAAGCTTAGTTTCGGAAAATAATAGTTCATCGAAACCTATGTTACAATGTTTTTTGATATATTCCTTTCGACACTTTTATATCAGAGAGAGCAAAAAAATGACGAGCAGCTTTGGCGAAAGACTGTTAGCACGTAGAACTGAATTGGGGTTATCTCAAGATGAATTAGCTAAGAAGACAGGGGTATCAAGGGTCACAATAAGCAAAATAGAACTTGGGGGCTCTCAGGATACAAGATCCTCCAACCTGTTTAAGATAGCTGAAGCTTTAAAGTGCTCGCCGCGCTGGCTACTTGACGGAACCAAAGACAAGGGATTTGAGGTCGATAAAAACGTCACCAACCCCAAAGCCAACCGCCCACCAAATTATCGTTACCCCAAGCTAACATGGGTTAGTGCGGGCCCCTGGAACTGCGAGGATTACCCAGCGTACCCAGAAGACTGGATTGGGAGTGATGTTTATGCGGGAGAACATGGTTTTTGGTTAGATGTCAGAGGGGACTCAATGACCTCCCCGGGAGATTTTTCCATCTTTGAAGGAATGGAGATCTTGGTAAGCCCCGATCAGGAGGTTTACCCTGGTAAATTTGTTGTCGCAAGATTGAAGGGGTCCGGAGAAGCAACCTTAAAACAGTATGTTGAAGATGCCGGTCAGAGATTTCTAAAACCATTAAATCCCCGCTACCCAATGATATCAATCAATGGAAACTGTGAGATAGTCGGTGTTGTAGTGGAAATGAGAATGAAAATTTAAACCGAAACTTTTATTACAAAAGGCATTGACTATCTATGAGTCTACTCGTAACCTTCATTGCGAAACGTAGGTTACGAGGAATCAACCATGCTTTTATCACTTCCAGTCATCCTAGATCAGATTGAAGCTCTTCAGCTTGAAGCTTTAGAGTCCTGCTCCCACGACACCAAAAAGCTTTTACTCGAAATATCTATTGAGAAAACTCAACTACTTAAAAACAGCCCGTTAGCATCAAGGTTTCGAGTTTCTCCGGCCTTGCAAGATACACACGCTGTAGGGTCCCGCATTCAAATCATTCGTGAAATCCTTGGACTTACCGAAGCAGAGCTGGCGCGTAAACTCAACACCTACAGCGATCATATTTCTGATTGGGAGTGCGGGATCTCGGAACCACCGGCAAGCATGGTTATTCCCCTGGCGAACTGCCTCAAATGCGATCTGATGTGGCTGTTAACAGGCGAACCAGTAGCCGTTGCCCGGGAGTCATAATTCATGAAAAATTTCGAAAGTCTGCCGTTAAATCCTGTAGAAGCATTTGCCAATATTGAAATCCTGCTAGCCGCAACTGAAATCATGTTCAGCGCAGATAATGCACCATTAAACCGAATCGGAACCATGATTCTAAATGCGGCCCGCGAATATTGTTCAGCATCAAAGGATTTCGAGCCGGAGAATGAAAATGAATAATCATGATGCAATGATATCCATTGAACGGGCACAAGCCGTTCTGGACGCACTAATCGAATCTGATGTGGATCCCAAAACAACCGAAAGCAACCTGTTTGTTATTCGCTCTCTTTTAGCTGATACGGAAAAGGCATTGTCAGCACCACAGGATGAAAGTAAAGATGATATGTCCAGCATTCTGTGTGCTGCCGCTGATATCAGTGGCCACCTAAAACAGGTTGCATTTTTATATCAGCAAAACTTCTCTCCGGACGAAGTGGAGTCGCAGCATTTTGTCATGGCAAGCCTTATAGCCAAATTCAGTCATCAGCTATGCAAAGAGATTAAAGCAGTAAAAAACCTTACTTAATATTTTATAACTGAAATTTAATTACGCCTTAACCGGTGGGGATATCCACAGACTGAATTCAGCGGAGATATAATTATGTCATTCGTGAAAGACAAAGCAGCATACAGAACAGCACTTATTATTTTTGTTACTTATGGCGAAGAGTATCGACATATTGCAGATCTCTTCATGCGTAAAGCCTACGGGAGATAATTATGCTCCCTCTCGAATCGGTCAAACTGAATGCCGAAAATCTTCTTCATTTGCTGGATTTGATGTCAATGAACTCTGCGAAATTGCAAGGCGAACAACTGGACCGATTACTGGGACTTGCGCTCAATTTATCTGGCGATATTCAACAATGGTTTGAACAGGAGAATAAACGCCGTGAACAGCTTAATTGAAACACGCCGCCGCTGGGTTGTTATTGCAAAACTTAATTCTGCCCTGCCAGAAACAGAGCAGAGTTACACTCATCACCAAATACCTTTTTCTTTTTCACTGATGAGTTGCGCCTTAAATTCCAGAAGTTCATCAATAGTGGCAGCAAACATTAAAGGAATAAAGTCAGCGCCAGAGCCACGGAGATAAATGCGGACATTCTTATCCAGCATGACACCTGCTTTCTCAATATGAAAGCATCCCTGTAACTGGCTATGCATTAAAACATAAAAATCACCCTGAATATCCATAGAGGCTCCAATGATTAAATTTGAAAAAGCAACCGTACTCATTCTCAACAACGATGACTTTCAGTCACCAGGCAAGCTAACTGAGTCTGCAGACCAGGAAACGATTACAGCCGACATAGTGATTTATGAAGGGCGTACCGTCAAGAACCGATTATTCAATATGGATGGCGAGCATAAAGGAGTAAACGATGGAAATTAACAAAACAAAATCCGGCATCGACGCAGCATTCAGCCGCCCGCTTCGCCCGGTTTATATCGTGACCCGTCACGGCTTCCGAAAGCGCTGTCTGAGCCGCAGTGCCGCACTGAACAACCTGGCGCACTACATGACCACTCACGCATTCCGCCTGGCTGGCGTTAAAACTCACCACCCTGATATGCCAGTGCAGCGTGACGGCGTGACGGTTTACCAGCCTGGACAGCCAACCGATAGCTACCTGTCGGCGCACTCACGCTGTATTCAACGACTACGCCGAATTCTGGCCCGCAAGCACGAGATCCTTCAGTGGAAGGAGAAACACGATGCGCTAACCAAACAATACCGTGAATTCATGAAAACAAAGCCGTTCTGAGGGGGCTTTATGGGAAAGAAACGCAACAGCAAAACCCGGCAGGGATTATGCGGAGTTACCCTGGCGCAGGGTCTCAGGCTGACTCGGGACGCTGAGTACGAACGCGCCAATGTCCATCAGGTTGTTAGCCAGTTCGCTACTGGTGACGGCAACGTGAAAATGCCACTCAACCGCAGCATGCGCCGCTACGCAAAACACATCGGGATCGAGCTTAAAAAAGGGGAATGACATGTCGATGAAAAACGAACTTATCAACGTCTGGTACCGCGTCACCTTTATGGTGACCGAGAGCGGCGACCGCCGCGAATACTCAACCTTTATTCAGAGTAGCAGCGAGACGGGTGCAGCGGTATCTGCCGCTGTCAGCATCTGCGAAAGCAGCGATGAATTGAGTAACCCTTCCTTCAAATCTATCCGTATCGCGACCTACGGTGAGGCCGATTCACTCGATACGGAGCTTGATGCGATTGCTGAGCGTGAAGCGAAGGTACTGGAGGAAGAAGGCGATGAATAACAAATTGATGACATTTAACTCTGTGGACCTCGGTATTTCTCTGAGCGGGATGCTTTATCGGGAGAAACCTGTCTTTGTTGCAGTGGAGGTAGCCGTCGCATTGGGTTATGAGCGACCTTTTGATGCTATCTCAACCCACTGCAAATCATTGATTAAATTGAAACACGGTGAAATGGCGAGTTTAGGTCTGGAACCAAAGCCAAATGGTATCAGCTTGATTGGTGAGCCAGACGTGTACCGCCTCATACTGAAAAGTCAGCTTCCATTAGCTGAGCGCGTTCAGGATTGGGTGTGTGAGGACGTTCTGCCGTCTATCCGTGAAACTGGCAGCTATTGCCACCAGCGCCCGAAATCTCAGGCGGAAATCATTGCCGAAATGGCCCTTTTGAACGTTGAACAGGAGCGCCGACTGAACCATGTTGAGGATAAAGTCGTCGAGGTTGCGCAGACCGTAGAAAACATCAAGCGCGGCTCGCTTCCTGCTGGATGGATTGGGTACTCAAATCTGAAAGCAAAGTTGGGCATGTCTCCCCTTAAATGCAAAACACTGATCGGCGCATACAGAGTTCCAACTGACACTCAGGATTATCTGACCCCCGACGGGCTACTTGCCAAAAGGGAAATCGTTCATTACGAACCATTTATGAAAGCCCTGCATCAAATGATGGCAGAGGCAGAACGCCGCGGCACCCGCTGGTGGCATCCAAAAATGGGGCTCTTCCAAATCCTGAAATGGGAGGCCAAATAATGCACAGCATTTACACCGAACCCGGCAAAACTCTGTTCGAGCGCCACCAGCAGGCGCTTACGTGGGTATGCGATGCGTACCTGTTCTATCTGGTAAGCCTGCACCGCCGCCCTGTTTATCGTCATGCTAACGGTGATATTTCGCTTAATCAGCCAGCGCTGCAAGGTTTTATTGACTCCTATCTCATGGATAAGGGATGGAGCATAGGACGGCGGCATGCGCATTACATCGATATCCTGGACCTCATCACGTACATGGGCCGCAAAAACTCTGATTTTATCGACTGGGGTACTGTTCCGGCGCTTACCCCTCGCGGGATCCGGTGGCTCAATGCCTGCTTCTCCAGGCTCGGAGAAATGGTTAGCAGTTACGGTGGGTGGGATGAATACGTCAGAAAGGTCGAGGGGAAGGAAACGCCATGAAAATCGTTTATCAGGACTTCGGCGCCGCGGCGAACGTCGTTATCACCAACACCGTATTCGAGTTTCGGAAGCATAATCGGGTGGTTGATACCACCCTCTTCCTGGTGCCGGAAGTCGCCAGCAAACATCTCGGGTTCTTCATCATGAAAACCGTTATTTCCGGTAAAACAAAGCATGTTCTGCGGGCCTACAAAATCGCGCTCAGGGAGACAGGACGATGCCAACGATGAAAAGGGTATCGAAGGACCGCCTGGTCGACATCAACGACGAGCTGGTCAAGTCCAGCGTCCATATTGATGACGGATGCGACTGGACCGCTTACCTCAACTGGCAAGCTAAAGCCAACTACCGACTCAGCAAGGGAATTTATGAGCCGCCACCAGCCAGGCCGAAAGTGGCAGCAGTGAAGATCGAACCGAAAAAGAAGGCCCGGAAACGGGGTTATCAGGTGGTGCAGAAAGCGATTAGTGCGGTGTGAGGTGGGTATGCAAACAATTATCCAAATGGAACCTAACGAGTGGGTTACCGAAGATCTGTTAATCGCAGTGACCGGGATGAAGCGAGGCACGATTTCTCGGGCGCGCAAAAAATCATGGCTGCTTGGCCGCGAGTACAAGCATGTTTCGCCAGAGGGTGAGCCAAAACCCACCAGCGAATGCATGTACAACCGCAAAGCCGTGGATGCCTGGATTGCGGCACAAAATCAACCAATTTGGTGATCGAAAACAATGAAACAGGTAAGCTTACGGCGCTCCTGGACGTCGGGAGGGAATTATGAGTAAAGCATCATACCCAACGGGCGTTGAAAACCATGGCAGCTCACTCCGCATATGGTTTTTGTATAAAGGTAAGCGTGTCAGGGAAAATCTCGGTGTCCCTGACATCGCTAAAAACCGCAAGGTTGCCGGAGAGCTGCGTACCTCAGTCTGCTTTGCTATCCGCATGGGTAGCTTCGACTACGCTTCGCAGTTCCCGGACTCATCCAACCTTAAACTTTTTGGGCTGGGTAAAAAAGATATCACCGTGCAAGAACTCGCTGACAGGTGGCTGGAGCTAAAGAAAATGGAGATCAGCGCTAACACTATGGAGCGTTATCAGTCCATGATGAAAACCTGCCTTCGGGTGTTGGATGGCAGCAGACTTGCATCTATGATAACCCAGGAAGACGTGCTAATTTTTCGGAGAGAGCTTCTGACCGGCTATCATTTTCTTACACAAAATCAGAAGAAGCCGATTAAAGGACGCAGTGTTCCTACGGTAAATACTTACATTGCGGTAATTGGTGGAATGTTCCAGTTTGCCGTAATCAATGGGTACATAGAGAAAAACCCCTTTACAGGAATGCCAGCCTTAAAAAAAGCGAGACCTGAACCGGATCCACTATCGCGAGATGAGTTTATCAGACTGATAGATGCATGCTCCCATCAGCAAACCAAGAACTTCTGGTCACTGGCAGTCTACACGGGAATGCGACATGGCGAGTTATGTGGGCTGGCATGGGAGGATATTGATCTCAAGGCCGGGACGTTGATCGTCAGAAGGAACTACACACAAACAAAGGAGTTTACCCTGCCCAAAACAGATGCAGGAACAGACAGGGTGATACACCTTATTCAGCCCGCCATCGATGTGCTACGACATCAGGCTGAAATGACGCGTCTCGGCCAGCAGTATCAGATTGAAGTAAAGCTGCGTGAATATGGCCGGACAACCTCTCACTCATGCAGCTTTGTTTTCAACCCACGAATTACAGATCGCGGAGGACAATCCGGTCCCCATTATGCCGTAAGTTCGATTAACAAAACATGGGAGTCTGCAATAAGGCGCTCAGGAATAAAACATCGCAAAGCTTACCAGTCCAGGCACACTTACGCTTGCTGGTCTCTGGCTGCAGGAGCAAATCCTAACTTCATTGCAAATCAGATGGGTCACGCTAACGCTCAGATGGTTTACAATGTTTACGGTGCATGGATGAGCGACAATAGCCAGTCTCAGGTGGCGATGCTAAACCAGAAGTTATGCGATTATGTCCCACAGGTGCCCCATAGACTGTATACAGCATAGCAAAATTAACTAAAATCAAAAAGTTAGCATACAGGTACAAATAC